GCCTGTTTTGCCATTGCTGTATAGGCTTGACTCAATGCAACAACACCCATTGTCGCAAGAGAAGTATCTTTCGCAAAATTCCTCATTGCGCTTGACGACTGTTCCATTCCATCACCAAGGTCGCTAACTCCCTTGTAACTAAATGCCGTCATTGCTGCTTGGTATTCCTGAAATGCAGCTAGTCCTATTCCAATCGCCGCAGTAACCGACGCAAGTGCTCCGGCGAGTAACCCTAGGGAAGCCTGATACGCCTTAACCGTTAATCTTCCAAGTGTATATAACGCATTAACCGATGCCAATGTTGCAGCTGTTATTACAAATTCTATGCCCAACGCAATAACAGTCCAAAATAGTGCTCTTGTGGATTTGTTCAAAAAACCCAAGAGTTTGGTTGATGTCATCGTTTGGTTGTTGAAATTCTTTGTTGCTCTAGCCGCACCCACTGCTCCACCGGAGTAAGACGCAAAAGAGGAACTTGTCTTATTTAGAGACTTGCTAAATTTATTAGAATTTGTTGAACCATCGCCCATTGCGCCATTAAGTGCGTTCACCTGTGCAAGCACAGACGCAAAATCTTTCTTGCTTGTGGTTACATTTATTTTGATTGTTGCGCGTGCGTCAGCCACGGATTACCTCAGAATAACAATAGGAGGACACACCTAGTTTAGCGTGATTCGCTCTCCGCACGTTTACGGTCTGCCTCAATTACTTTTGCGCACGCATACCTAATCAACCACTCATCTGGTTCCGAGTTAAGTATTACGATTGGGTCTGTTCCCCACAGTTCGCCAAGCCTGGCTGCTGCGGCCACTCGAGGGTCTTCGGAAAGTTCCTCTATGACCGCTTCGTAGGGTTTTCTGTAGCCTCCGCGGTTATTGTGTCGCCAAAGCCACAAGCTTCAATGATTGCAAGGGCTGCTGCCTCAGCATGAGCATCCAAGCCAAAAAATTTCTGAACTGCGTCTGGAACCGCTTTTGTTGTTTCTGTCATGGCTAGGATTATGGATGAACCAAATGTGCATGGCCATCCATCATCAAGAACTTCTTCGCCGTTTAAAAACACGCCTTTTGTGGTTTGACCCACAACAGTACAAGCAAACTTTGTTGCATCCATTCCCTTCGGGGAATCTCCGCCACACTGTTTCTGCCACGCCCTCATTTGCTGCTGGGTGACATTTGGACTGACGAGCAACTTAACGCCTGGGCGTTCTGGAACCTCAATAAAAACTTCTGCCCGCTCCACCTTTTTGGCAATAACGGACTTTAATTGATTGAGTATAGTTTCTTCTTGAATTTCTTTAGGAGCTGATTTTTCTGTCATGCCCAAAATCTAGCACACGCCCAATGCCTAGTGGCAGATGTGTTTTTATGCGAACGAGTAAGTATCAAGAGCGACATCTGCAGGACCCTTGTTCACTGAGAACGTGAGCGCAAATGTTGCTGGAGCACCAGAAGAAGAGTCTCCATCTGGCTCTGTCATGCCGACCAAGAGGCAGTTTGCGTATGCCCTGTCAGGCTTACCCGAAGAAACATCACAGTTTAGATAAAAAATAGTCACATTATAAAAAGCTACACCAACAAACTGGCGAAGCTTATTCAAGGTTCCCCTCTCCAAATCATCCCAGTGCTTGGTTAGAGTAATGTCTCCGACTTCGGATGGGGCACAAAGTAGTTCAGGAAACTTCTCTCCACCGACATAGATTTTTTCTACGGCGGCGGTTATCTCCCCACCCGAAACTTGGGAAAAATATCCAGTAAGTTCTGGATGGACCGTTGGAAGAACCGGTGAAATTTTTGCCAATATTTGACGCTGGGAATGTTTAGACATTATAATTTTCCTCCGTTTAACCTAGCGAAGCTGTAAGGTTTGATTTTGTGATTTCGACTTCAATAGTGTCACCTATGCTTGACACTCTTGCGCCGACCTTAGCTTTAACCACTCCCGTGGCAAGCTGTGAAATTGGGTTGATTGCGTCATTGACCTGAACTGTGTAACCAGAGTCAATAAGTTTTCCGTTTCCGTCATACAACGCAAACAGTCCACCAGATTTTGCAATTGGGTCAAGCACATTGATTAGCACGGCTGCAACCTCGCCGAACAAACTTCCTCTGCCGTCAATCACCGAGAACACAAGTGATTCAAGCCCCATCTGGGCTTGATTAACTATATCATTGAGTGTTTCTCTGGCGTTAATATATCTAAAGTTGTCTGTATCTGACGAAGCTGAACGTGCACCATAAATTCTTACAGTTCCGGCAATAATTCTAATTGGGTTGATATAGACAAGGTTCAAAGCATCAGACTGAGTTGATGAAATTGTTGTCTGAACTCCAGTTGCAAAACGTGCAACACTCTTGATGCCTGCATACGCGTTCCATGAGCCAAGCAGGTTGTGCACTGCAGCTCTCTTGGCAGCAACATAGGCTTCGCAGGGAACAGAAATTGTCAAATTGCCTCTTGGGATTTTTACCCAAGGATAGAACCATGCGGCGCTTTCGGCACCATCGCTATCTTCGTAGGTTGAAGTTACGCTCAAAACATCGTTAACCGTGTCGTCTTTGTCAAAACCAAGCAAAGCAATTCTATTGTTTGTTTTTGCGTGGGCAATCAATGCCTCATAAACAGTTTGTGTGTAAAATCCGGGAGCTGCTACAGCACCAGGTCCAAGTGTTGGGATGAAAGCATCAATGGCGGTTAAGACGTTTGCGTCTGTGACCGTAGTTCCGTCGCTTCCTGAGGTGAATACCAATCTAGATGCGGACGTAACTACTGCTGGAAGCGTATTGTTTGCTCCAGCCACAGCTGTTACATATAGGGCCGCAACTGTACTATTGTTGATTTCATCAACCAACTCAGCTCTTGTTGTGCAGGTTGGAGTTGAGTAGACAAGGTCATCGTCTGAGAAAATACGAACCCTGGCATTTGTTCCTGCTGTTGGTTGGGTGACTTCTACTTCAAGAACTCCCGAGTGCGGCCATGTGCCTTCGCCCGAAGCAATCAGGGTTATGGATGTTCCAGAGGTACCTGGAACTGCACAGGATGCACTTGTTGCATCAGATGGGATTACTCTTGAAATATAGGCTCGTGAGCCACCTTCTTCAAAGAACATTTGTACTGATTCGTGCACATAACCAGAAGATGTGTATCCGCCGTATATTGCGTTGTAATCGGAAAGACTGGTGATTAACTTTGCATCACCCTCTGGACCTTTTTCGGTTACACCAGCTAGAAACAAAGTCGATGTAGGTGAAGCAGTAGTAGCTACCGAACCTGTTCTTACTGCCGTGGTGAGTACGATGCCCGCCATTTGTTACTCCTTTGGTTTTTGCCTAGAATTTCTTAAGTTCTTTAACCATAGCGATGATACCACCATAGTAGAACCTTTTTGGCAACTCATTTTTACAAACTTTATTTCTAAGCTACCTATATATATTAGCGTGTCGGACAACATTTCCCATGAGGAGACCGCCCGCCCGAAAAAATACTTTCTGGTTTATTTTTTTGTTTTTTTAGTATTTTGTTGACGACAACCCTTAGGGAGAAATCGCTATCGTCCACCGAAAATTCGATTAATTGGAAAATGCCCTTAGATATCTGCTTGATTACCGTAATATCAAATGGGTTAACTGCCGCGTAGGAGTCAGGAGACATGTAGTTGCCCTCAGAGTCTGCCACCACAGTCCGTCCAGATATGTTTTTTACCTGAATCATTCCAGCAAATCTTTGTGGCAAAACCGGGTATTCCTCGCCCAATTCTTCAAAATTACTCATTTAGATACCAACTTGAAGGACTTTGCCATTCAAGGTCAATTTCTGAAACCACACCCAGATTGTCTCTTTCTATCGTTTCTTCAATTCTCAAATCATAAGAAATATATGCACCAGCAAGATATCTGTCGCCTTTTAGTAGGGTTAATTCGGAGTACTCTTCATTAATCGAGGATTCTTCGATTAATGCTTCTCTCTCTGGGTTTGACCTTTGCAAGCATGGATGGTCCATCAGAGAAGACCTAACAACCGTAGTGAGCCTGTCTCTCATCAGGGTGGTGTCTTGAGCGCCGTCGCTACGTGCCCACACATATGTGCGCATTGCGTAAATAACATTGTATTCAGGATTGTTTGTTGAGCTGAATCCAGTACGAGCTAAAGACTTTGTTGACAATGCAACAGTTATTATTGTTGGCCATTTGTCCATAGCCAATGGTTCATAGGCAAATATATCCTCTATATCCGGAAGCTCACTTGTGCTGAGATTCCATGAGTTCCTATAACGATTCAGCCTAGTAGGCATCTCGGATATCAAATATTCGTTAACGAACTGCTTTGCATACTGTGGTCCATACATAACTTCTGCAGGCATCAGACACCAGGAACCTTGCTTATACCGGCAACATAGTTAGCAACTATCCCACTTGCAAATTCAGCAAAACCAACTGGTTCGTAAACAACTTGTCTTTTTGGCATTTTAAAAGTTCCAGTTTGGTGAAATCTTGCGTAAGGTATTGCTGTGCCAATTTCAAAAGATGTTGCTGTTTCATTTTGAACTAATGGTGTTATGGTCAGTGACTCCATCAATGCGCCAGTCCTAACCATTGTTGGGGCACCTGGAAAACGTATTGATTTCCATGCAGCATACTTTGCATCAAGTGGTTTCCAGCCACCAACAGGCAATCCGTTTGTTGCGAAGTTTGCAGCATTCATTGCCTGTACCTGTTTTTTTAAAACCGGAAATACTGGAGAAGTAAATGAACCCCTGGTGCCTATTTCCGCAAGCATTTCGTAGGCTTCGGAAAAGTCTGGTTCAAATTCAACTCGTGAACCACCCGGCCTGCTTGAGCCAATAGAATCAATAGAATTCTCTAAAGCCTTAAATTCCCCAATTACTTTTAACAATGATTTTTTATCAAAATCAGTGTCAAGTTTTAAAGAGCGGTAAATCTGTCTTGGAGAATCCATTATGCAATTCGTCTTCTCTTGTAAGACTTCATTGCTGCTAATTCTTTTTCAAGGAACCCTGTTTCAAGAGGTGCAACATTTCTTGTATTTAAATCTTTTAGTCCAACAACATCGTCGTGCATGTTTTGAACTTCTCGAGAAGCAGCTCTCAGAATCATTAACTTAAACATTTTTATGGCAGAGCCGTCAAGCCCTCCGGTGTAAGTAATGCTTACGACGTCATTTGGGAATCCTCTATAAAGCTCAATACCGTATCTATGCACAGTGTAGTCATTGCCTGTGGCAGTGGCTAAGCCACCAGATACATATGAACCGGTGGCTCCAGCAGC